TGAGCCTTTCGTATTGCGCGTCCGAGCCTTTGGGATAGGGCTGCTCGCCCCACTTCGGATAGGCCAACCCTTCCGATCGAGCCTCTTCACGGTCTTCCTCGTCGAGCAAACGCCAGAAGATATGCGGCTCGAACAGGATTTTCGGACGGCCTTCCTTGTCGAAGCCCGATCCCGCAGCCTCGATCGCGATCACGGCTCGCAGCGCAGCAGGTTCAATGCCGTTCTCTTCCGCGATGGCGATGATGTCGGACAGTTCGAGCTTTGCCGCCGCGCCTTTGAAGTCGCCGAAGTCGATCATCACTTTCCACCCTGATTGGCGAGCATGTCGTTCTTCGCCTTGGACCCGGCAGAGGAACCGAAGTAGTAGGCGATCACGCCCGTGTAGGATGTCTGCAACGCGCCGAGCATGATGAGCATGGCCTCGGTGCCGGATGTCGGCATGCCATGCAGGAACATCCACACGAGGATGCCGAAGAAGCCCGTCGTGATGCCGAACGCCAGAACCTTCGGCGTCCAGTCACCCGTCTTCGTCTCGCGGGCACGAGCGTCCGCACGGTCCCCGGCAGCGATCCGCTCCAGATCGATGTCGAGTTCCTTCATCCGCGCCTTGAACGTGGTGTCGATTTCCTTGAGCTTCGCCAGCTGTTCCGGTGATGCATTGCTCAGCGCCTCCGCGACATCAGCCTCGGAGCCGTCAGGATTGCCGAGCAGGGCGTTGCTCAGGGTCTTCACCGCCATGCCCGCGAGCGGCCCACCAAGAGCCGTAGCAAGGGTAGGCGCGATCTGCTGAATGAGGCCACCGACCTTGGAGAAGTCCATCACTTTGCCTCTTCAATGACGAATGTCAGGTTGTCATGCGTCGGATAGGCGATGGTCTTCTCGCCTTCCGGGCACTTGTATCGGATCTGCGCGACGAGTTGCGCCTTTCCCGGCGCGACCTCATCAGGTGTCATCAGCGAAATACGATATCCGAACCTGTGAACTTTGTCGCTCGCCGGGATCGAAACGCGGCTGAACGACGGCTTGGCCTCGTGTGCTACGCCATCCTTGTCGATGATGCCGATGCGGAAGTCCTCGACCGTGCAATCGTCACGGGCCTTGCGGCGAGCGGCCACGACCCTGAACCCGCCATCAGCGCGACCGTTGCTTACGTTGAAATGTTCCGGTGCCCATTCAAGGATTTCCTTGTGGAACAGACCGGACTTCTCGGTCAGCGTCCAGCCGCCGCCGACCACGGATATGGATGCCGCCGCTGCGGCGATCACCTTCGTGGTCTTTTCGATGTTCTCGAACATCGGCGGCTCACTTGTCCGCTTTGGCTTCAAGCTTGTCGTAGATGCGTTGGAACATCTGCTCGATGTGCTGCATGCGCTGATCGAGGTCCACCTTCATCACGTAGCTTTTCGGCAGGTCGGATTCGATGCGGTGCAGGTCGCCGCGCAGTTCTTTGACGGCATCCCACAACTGACGCGCGAACCACCCCAAGCCCGCCAGAACGACGCCCGTGATCGTGTTGAACAGGTCTTGAGAATACACGGCCTTACTCCGCAGGAGCGATGGTCAGTTCGCCCGCAGCAACCAGCGCCATGATGGCGGCGTAGTCGCTGTTGGCCGGGTCGAGCGGGACGAACGAGGTCAAGCCGTTGATGTCAACGCGGATGCCCGCCGGGTTGCCAGCCATGTCGTTGTAGTATTGAGCGTTGGTGTACATGGTCAGAGTTCCGCGCTGGCCAAAATGAAGTTGCGATATCCTAACCCCGGAGTCCTACCCACCACAGGGATGTTAACGGACAGCCCCGAGAAACCGGATACAAGGCCAAAGTACCCACTCTCTCCCGAGTTTACATCTGTCAGCACAGGTGACGCGGTCGATATATCCCCTGCACCAAATCGATAAGCCGCTTCGGTCAGAGCACGGACACTGAGGGTTGGCGCAGACCTCATCGTAACCGGGAACTTTTCGAACACATTCAAACGATTGGTCGCTTCAGATGCGCCTGTCTGACAGGAACCACATACAATTGCATACCTCTGGCACATGATCAGTTCCCGCCCGATGTCCCGCCGCTCGAACGGCGTGGCGACGCTACCGACTTCAAGCTGGACGCCCGTGATGTACCAAGTCGCGCCATTGGTGCCGACGACAGAGGTCGCTCCGGTAGGTGCTCTGAGCGTAGAACCGGACCATGCCCCGGCCGTACCGGAGACGGATGCACCCGCACCCATGTTGAAGTTGACGACGATGCCGCCCGACGTTCCGGTCTGCCACGTTCCCGTCGTGTCGCCCGCAACCGTGACAGTCTTCTGCTCCCACGTATTGGCGGCGCTGATCGTATACGTAAACGGGTAGACGCGATTGGTGGCGTCGTTTGAAAGCGTACCGCCGAACGTCCCGGTCAGCGAAGAACGTACCCAGAAGGACAGCGTGACGGTTTGGGCTCCTGACGCACCCCAACCAAGGTCGGAAATGTTGTTGCCTTCGATCACCTGCTGAACGAAGAAGAACTCCGAAGCGCCGACCGTGTAGGCAGACGACGACGTGACGCCGAGGTAGTTCGTATATCCCGCAGGGGGAGTGACCGACCCGGCATTGCGCTGCACAGTGAACTTGGAAGCGGCGCTGCCATAGCAGGACCAACGATCCACCGTGTACACGACCGCAACGGATTGCGTAACGCTCGCCCCCGCATTCCGCTGGTCGATGACCATCGCTCCGTTGATGATCCTGTTGCGCCACGCATAGGACGACCCCGCGACCATGCTGCCTGTTATGGTCAGGTTGCCTCCGGACCCATCGATGGACGGTGCCGCATTGGCGAGGTTGACGGCGTTGGTCATTCCGAAGCCTCCGGAGCAGGAGCGATGGCACGATGAGCGTTTGTGTACACTATCAAAGCTCCGCTGAGAGAGTGATGGACGAGTTGTTCGACCCCGCATCAGTCAGCATGTACGAGCCGAATGCAGAAACGCCTGTCGTTGAGCAATCAAACGAAACCGTGTTGAACGAGTTAGCGGCCAACGACGCGGGAGTGGCTGCGTTGCCGAACCCGACGATGAATGTACCGCTTGTTGAAATCGTCGGCGTTCCCCGCATCGTCACAGGCATCTGCATCATCACTCGAATACTTGTGGTTGTGGTTCCGTGTCCGACTGCGTAGGGCGTAAACGCAGAGTTGGAGCGAATGACGTAAGTGTACCTCTGGCAGAGGATCAGTTCTCGACCGTAATCCCGCCGTTCAAAAGGCGTGGCGACGGTGCCGGGCTCAAGCTGGACACCAGTGACGTACCAAGTCGCGCCATTGGTGCCGACAACGGAAGTTTGCCCTGTCGCTCCACGCCTGTCTGTCGCCGCCCATGCACCTGCCGTACCAAGGTATGTAGAGCCCGCGCCGAGGCTGAACCACACACGAAGGCCGATGCCATTGTTCGTAAGCCACGTCCCACTTGTGTCGCCAGAAATCGTGACGGTCTTTTGTTCCCACGTATTTGCCGCGCTGATCGTGTAGGTGAACGGGTAGGAGCGGTTCAACGCCGAGTTGCCGATCGCACCGCCAAACGTTCCAGTGAGCGACGAGCGAACCCAGAACGAAAGCGTGACGGCCAAAGCCGACGCACTACCCCATGCGAGGTCGGATGTGTTCAGGCCCTCAATGTTCTGAACGATGGAGAAGGTGTCAGAGGCCGTAACCGAATACGCAGAAGACGACGTCACCCCAAAATAGTTGGAGAACCCGGACGGGGGCGTGACCGATCCAGCGTTTTGCTGGACTGTGTATTTGGAAGTTTGCGTGTTGTAGGACACCCAACGGTCAAGCGTGTACGCACCGTCGGTCGGCGTGATACTTGCGCCGCCGTTCCTCTGGTCGATCCGCATGTCGCCGTTGATGATGCGGTTCCGCCACGCATAGGACGACCCCGCCACCATCGAGCCAGCGGTCGTGAAATTGCCGCTGCTATCGAGGACGATGTTGTTCGACGCCGAAGAGGGGTGAATGACGTTGATCGTCTTGAGCGTGCTCACGCCGCGTCTCCGGGCTTGGGATGTTGCGCCTTCACAGCATCAATCGCCGCTTTCCAAGCGTCGTACCCGCCATGATACAGCAGATCGAACTGGTCAGCGAACGAGGGGTATGCAGCCGCGCGAAGGCGCTGATACTCGTTGCGAGCGTATTCGGATTGAAGTCGAGCCACTTCGGCTTGGATTTCGGCATCAGTCGGACGCGATACGTCAGCGGTCAGCCACACGAGACCGTCAAGTGTATCGCCGTTGATGAACCATTCCGCGCCGGGGCGAAGGGATTGAAGAGCCTTTTCGATCATCCCTTGACCTCCATAACAGTGATGCTGCTGATCCCGCGAATGCCAGTGGCGGTGTTGGCATCCGTGACCGACCGATTGACAACGATAGGATTGGTGGCGCTTTCGCCCCGGATTTGCAGCTTGTAAGTCGTTGCCGACGTCGTGGCCGGGCTATCAAGGAAGGTCATGCTGAAGACCCACATCGCGTTGCCATCACCGCTGTTATGAAGAGCACCGACAGTTCCCTGTTGACGGCTCCCTGCCGCGTCACCCAGCGCGATTGCCGTGGAGTTGCGAACAAGCTGACACATGCCGATGTTGCTGTAGGCACCGTGGATATGGAAAGTAACCAGAACGCGGTTCGACGCCGACGAGGGCGTGATTGAAACGCTCAATCCGGTGACGTCCACGTAAGATGCGCTGTTCGTCGAAAACGTGTCCGTTTTGACCGACTGCACGACCTGCAAAGCCACACCATTCGGGAGCATCGCAGGGGTGATGGAACCCGTGTCACCCGTCGTGATGACGGTGCCGTTGACCGCAGGAAGGTTCAGCGTCAGCGCAGAGGCCGTCGCGGGTTCTTGGAGGGTGACACTGCCGCCGCCGGAGGAGTTGAGGCGCAAACTCATCGATCAGCCCTCGTACATGATGTTAATGCTGCCAGCGTCGAAGGTACTGGTGCCGTTAACCGTAGTGATACGAACCTGCGTCAACGTATCGGACAGCGTTTTCTTGCCAGCCGTCATAAGGGTATATCCCGTGGCGTTCTCAAGATTATATAGACCAGTAGCAATCCACGTATTGCCACTGATATTTACAATCACAACGCTACCAGTTATTACGTTGTTTAAGGATCCGTTAAGCAGCGAAAATCCGCCAACGCTGAATGCACTGCCGCTTTGCACCCCACCATTTAAAAAGTTTGACGAACTAACATACCCAGTTACTTCGAAGCCACCGCTGTCTCCAATTTGGATCAAATTGTCAGTGTTGCCATTTAGGCTTATACCGTCGAACATAACCGTAATACGACGAACCCAAGACGGGATGCCTGTAAAGTCAACGTTGAGCCCGCTTGCGGTTTGAGACGCAACGCGGGTCAGGGGCTGAGACAGCTTGGCGGGTGTAACCGCTGCCGAGGCGATATCTTCGGTCGTGACCGTACCCGCCGGAAGATCGACGCTGCTCAGACCCGTAACCGTTCCATTTCCGTTGATCGTGATAGGCATCAGACCACCGTCCAAGTTGAGCCCGAAGGCACAGTCACCGTGATGCCCGCGTTGATCGTGATCGGCCCTGCCGACATCGCGTTCTGGCTCGCGCTGATCGTGTAATCAGACGCTACCGTAGCAGCGTTTTCAATGAAAGGCGTCGATGCCCGAAGGACCGTGCCGCCAACAGGAGCCAGAGCCTGACCACCGCCCGTAACCGTGATCGCGTTCGCCACCGAGAACGTCGTGGCACCCTGCACAATGATCGTGTCTCCGACGGTCGCGCCAGTGACGAGTACGACCGTTGAGCCGTTCGTGGCGGTGAAGTCGGCCGTGTTCGTAAGCTGCACACCGTTTCGGAAGACGTAGACCAGACCCGGCAGATATCCACCTGCTACGGTGAATGTCGTCTGCCCCGACGTGGCCGTGAAAGTCTGGTTGACGTAGTTCGACCGGACAAAGGACGAGTTCCACGCCGTGCCGTCGAAGACCCACGCGATGGCGGTCGTCGGATCAACGTAAATCTGACCGGAGGACGGGGAGGAAG